ACTATTGCATTAACGAAAAGCATTACGCCAAGTGGGAACGAAATCGTAGTAAGCCTGATTGGTGGACTACACAACACAAGGAGGTTGCATGAGAGAAAAAATAATTGAAGGACTTGAAGCACACATACAGGGTAAAATGTATAAACATATTACTAATGTGCATGTACTATTAGAAAAACCAACAGGGGTTGCAGAACATCCTGACATAGTTGACACGATTGAAAGTGAGTTAGCAATGTTAGCTGAATGTGTAGACAAGTTAGAAGTTTTAAATAAATTTTTTAATGAAAATAATTAAACTCAATTCACAACTTGCAAACACTTTGGACGACTTCATAATCGCTTCAAAGAATTTAAAACAAGAGATGGATATTGTAAAAGGATTGAGAACGTTTAAACAGGATGCTAACGAGAGGAACAAACTTAACACACGTATTAAAGAGATGCAGTTTGATTTAACTTGCAACATGAGATTTCTTGAGAGCATCAAGGATAACTTGTTACATGTAAACAATCCATATCATGATGACATAAAACTTTTATTAGAAAGTGCTTGACTTTGAATACAGTCAGTGGTATAATACGCTCTTATTAAAATGAGTTACTTAGCTGAAAGAGAACAATACAGAACTCAAGAGTTATCTAGAGATGAGTTTCGTAGGTTTGTAAACTATATGGAAGACAATAATTTTAGTGTTGGTTATGTAGTTGAAAAACTTGACGAGACTTTTAAAGTGAGGCTAGATGATTCTCCACTTGTCAATTGGTTTGACATACTGGAAGCTATAGTAATTGATGACTAGGCATACTATGGGAAGCCCTCACAAAACATACCTTCCTTTAACTCATGGTATCTAGTATCTAACTAGGCAAGTTTTCGGTCTTGTGCCAATAAAACCGAGCAACAAGGTGTCCCACTAAGCGATTAGTACAGGAAGGGACTTAAACAATTTCCTGTTGGATGGGTTTATAAGCATCCTATAAACATTGCCTTGTTCTTTTTAGCTGGAGGGCAAATGGAATTATATTTTAAATCTGAAAAACTTAACCAAGATGTTCAATGGATTTGGACGGATATGGAAAAAGCTTATTGGCAAACTTGGATACCCAAGAAATCAAACTTAAAAATCTTGACACCGTTTAAACAAGACGAGATGCAGATGGCAAAGGATGAACTATGGGATAACTTACAAGATGCTATTCAGTTTACTAGAGATTTAACTAATGCAAAAAGAAGAAATAAAAAACTTGCAAATAAATAATCTCTGTGTTATAATGTGCAAACTTAACTCAACATATGGAGGAATATTATATGTATAAATATGTAGAAGGTAAGGCTATGTGGGCAAACATCACATCGCCTAACACTAGATTTGGTGACCCCAAATATCAGATAACTGTTCTTACTGATAAAGAAACAGCAGATAGTTTAGAAGCTATTGGTCTGTCTCAAGTTAGAGATAGAACAGGTAATCTTAAATACGAAGAACCAGCTTTTTCTTTTAGTAGGAAAGTAGAAGTTGCGGGTAGAGTTAACTCAGCCCCTGTTCTTGTAGATGCTGATGGTAACAAATTAGATTCTGCTGTTGGTAATGGCTCTGAGGTTAAGGTAAAAATTAAACCTTACTCAGGTAAGTACGGTACCTTTGCTGAATTGATTGCTGTTAAGGTAAATAACTTAGTAGAATATAGTGAAGCTGATTCAGATAACGAGGAGTTCTAATGATAGTTACTATAAAGAATGATGATGGAGAATTTTTATTTGACATCAACAAAATAGAAGATGAAGCTAAGAAACAAGAAGCAGGAGTAATCGTGCAGAAGGTTGGTAATCTTAGCGTTATCATTGAAGCTCTTGACTTTGCATCTAGAACACATCGAGCTAACTTAGAACAGTTACTTATGCAGTGTGAAGAAGCAAAGATAGAAGCTGAACCAACAGAAGATAGTTAGTAAATAGTGAGGGCTAACATGGAAAACAAAACTTGGAAAAAGTTACATCAACCTTGTCCGCTTTGTGATAGCAGTGATGCTGTCGGAATCAACGAAGATGATTCAGCAAAGTGCTTTAGTTGTGGTGGCTTTATGCCTGATTATTTTAACTCATGTAAAGGAAAGGATATGAAAACTAATACAACCAGTAATCAAACATCGTTTAAACAACCTGAGAATATCAATGAAGGAAACTTCTCAGCATTAACTGATAGACGTATTTCACAAGCTACTGCTCAGAAGTACGGTGTTAAAGTTGTGCATGATTTACAGGGTAACGTTATCAAACACATGTATCCATATTTTAATGGGCATGAAATCTCAGCTACCAAAATAAGATTCGTAAACAATAAAGATTTTATTGTTAATGGTTCTTATAATGAGACAGGATTGTTTGGTCAGCAGTTGTTTAAGGGTGGCAAGTATGTCACCATAACAGAAGGGGAGTGTGATGCCATGGCAGCCTACGAATTACTAGGCAGTAAGTGGGCTGTGGTATCCATCAAGCGTGGAGCACAAGGTGCCGTCAAAGATATCAAGGAAAGTTTAGAGTTCTTTGATGACTTTGAAAACGTGATAGTTGCCTTTGATAATGATAAGGCAGGGAAAGAGGCAGCAGTAAAAGTTGCGAGACTGTTTAAACCCAATAAGGCTAGGATACTCACACTTCCCAACGGTTGGAAAGACCCTAACGATATGCTTCGAGAGAACAAACATAAAGAGTTTGTTGAGGCTTGGTGGGCTTCCAAAGTTTACACACCATCAGGTGTGATTAATGTTACGGAACAACGAGACAAGTTCCATAACAGAGAAAAGAAAGATAGCATACCCTATCCATACGAAGGCTTAAATAAAAAGCTCTACGGTTTAAGACAGGGTGAGCTTGTTACTCTTACTGGTGGTACAGGTCTTGGTAAGTCTAGTGTAACTAGAGAGATAGAGCATTGGCTTGTCAAACAGACCAAGGATAACGTAGGTATCATAGCATTAGAAGAAGATTGGAGACGTACCATTGATGGTATCTTATCTATTGAAGCTAACGCTAGGTTATACATTGACCAAGTAAGAGAACGATTTAGTAAAGAAGAACTTGACAAGATGTTTGATATGCTCTATGATGGAGAGAACAGAAACAGAGTATGGGTGCATTCTCACTTTGGCACCAATGATATTGATGACATCTTTACCAAGCTACGCTTTATGATAATAGGATGTGACTGCAAGTGGGTGGTTGTTGACCACTTACATATGCTAGTCAGTGCCGTACATGAAGGTGACGAGAGACGAGCCATTGATACTATTATGACTAGACTTAGAAGTTTAGTTGAAGAGACAGGTGCAGGTATAATACTTGTGTCTCACCTCAGAAGGATTGATGGTAACAAAGGACATGAGAATGGAATTGAAGTTAGTCTCTCTCATCTACGTGGCTCTAATAGTATAGGGCAGTTGTCTGATTGTGTGATTGCATTAGAAAGAAATCAACAAGCGGATGACCCCAATGAAGCTAGGACTACAAGACTAAGAGTACTTAAGTCAAGGTACACTGGAGATGTTGGTTTAGCTTGTAGAGTTATCTATGATGCAGAAACAGGTAGGCTATCTGAATTGGTAGACAACGAACTTGACTTTGATGATTCACAAATAGAGGCAATTTAATTATGGATTTAGTTTTTGATATTGAGACTGATGATTTACGTGCCACCAAAATATGGTGTTTGGTTGCACAGAATCCAGACTCTGGAGAAATATTTAAATTTCCACCTAACAAATTAGAAGAGGGATATCAACTACTAGCCACAGCCGATAGACTTATTGGACATAACATTATAGGATTTGATATTCCTATGGTGAACAAGTTTGGTAATGTTGATTTATCTAACAAAGAAGTTATTGATACTTTGGTTTTATCTAGGCTATTTAATCCGACACGTGATGGTGGACATAGCTTAGAAGCATGGGGATACAAACTAGGTCTTCCCAAGATTGAGTTTGAAGACTACACCGAATACTCTAACGAAATGATGACATACTGTGTACGTGATGTTCAGCTTAACACACTTGTTCTAAATGAACTGCGAAAAGAATCAAAAGGATTCTCACCTGAATGTATAAGCCTTGAACAAAACGTAGCACGTATCATTAAACAACAAGAACTCAATGGATTTCTTTTTGATTTAAAGGAAGCACAGTTATTACTTGCAACTCTGAGAGAGAATCAACGAGCTATTGAAGATGAGGTACATACAACTTTCAAACCTAGAATGGTTGATGATAAACTTATTACACCTTTTATAAAGAAAGATGGTAACTTATCTAAACGTGGATTGACAGATGAAGAATACCAACGTTGTTTAAACACTATGGATTATTCACCATTCATGCGACAGTCACTACAAGAATTTAATCTTGGCAGTCGTAAGCAAATTGGTGAGTATCTTATTGACTTTGGTTGGAAACCGGATAGATTTACACCAACCGGACAACCTATTGTTGATGAGAAAACTTTATCAGAGATAACTCATATCCATGAGGCTAAACTGATAGCTGACTTTCTCATGTTACAAAAGCGTATTGCTCAAGTTGATTCATGGGTCGATGCTATTCAAGATGATGGACGTGTGCATGGGTTCGTTATACCTAACGGTACTATTACTGGTAGGATGACACATAGAAATCCTAACATGGCACAAGTCCCCTCAGTGCACAGTCCCTATGGCAAGGAATGTAGAGCATGTTGGATAGTAGATGAAGGCAATGTGTTGGTTGGTGTAGATGCTAGTGGTCTAGAGATTAGAATGTTAGCACACTATATGGATGATGAAGAATTTACAAAGGAGATATTGGATGGAGACATTCACACAGCTAATCAAAAAGCTGCACGACTTGAATCAAGAAATCAGGCAAAGACATTCATCTATGCACTCATGTACGGAGCAGGAGATGAGAAGCTTGGAAAAGTGGTTGGAGGAAATACACGGGATGGTCAAAGAGCTAGAGAATATTTCTTTGATAATAAACCTACATTTAAAACTCTTAGAGACAGAGTTCAAAGAGCAGCTAATAAAAAATTCCTCAAAGGATTAGATGGAAGAAAACTTTACATTAGAAATACTCATGCTGCTTTGAATACTTTATTACAGGGTGCAGGTGCTATTGTTATGAAGAAAGCATTATGTATTTTATCAGACCGTTTAAACATTACTAACACACCACATAAATTTGTGGCGAACATCCATGATGAATGGCAGATAGAAGTATCTGAATGTAGAGCCAACAAGGTAGGTCATCTTGCAGTGCAAAGCATTATAGAAGCAGGTAAACATTTTAACTTACGCTGTCCGCTTGACGGAGAGTTTAGAATAGGGAGGAACTGGAGTGAAACTCACTAATAAAATTCAACAAAGTTGGGACATTAATCCATCATTATATCTTACAAATGATGATGGTTCTTTCATCTTAAAAAAAGACGGGACACCAAAGAAAAAATCTGGAAGACCTTCTGGAAGTATGATGTCTATTTCTAAAAAAATAAAAAATATTAGAAAAAAAGAAAAAGAAATTCAAAGACTAATAGATTATGTTCAAGCTGAATCTTTAGAACTTCCTTTAAAGAAAAGAACAACATCAACTATTCCGTTTGGATATAAATTAAATATACAAACAAATGAGCTAGAACCAATTCAATCAGAATTAGATTGTTTGAAAAAGGTAGAAAAAGAAATATTATCAGCTAAGTTTTCTTTGCAAGATGCTGTTGATTTTTTACAAGATAAAACAAATAGACGTTTATCAAAGCCCGGACTTAAAAAAATAATGGAAAAAAAATATGGTCCTAACTGTTGTAGTCAATATCCTGAAAAAAATAAGGGCTGGATTTATATTGTAGAAAGTAGTTCTATTTCAGGATGGGTTAAAATTGGACAGACTACCAACCCCGAAAAAAGATTAACTCAATACAATCAGAATACGCCATTGAAAGATTATCAACTATTAGGATTATGTGAAGTAAAAAATAAAAATAAAGCTGAACAAGAGATTTTAAATATCTCTTCATTCTTTTCTGAAGAAGAAAAAGGAG